CTTTCCCGCGGAATGGTGCCGGGCATGGTCCATAGTGTCGGGATACTAGGAAGATGACGGAGGATACGCGTCGACCGCAGGACATCGGCCGGCGACACATCCGCCGCGGCGCGCCATCACCCGCGACCAGTGCGCTCCTGGAGCGCTACCAGGCGGCGATGCGCGCGGAGCTGGACGGGCTGCTCGGCGAGATCGCCGGGGCGCCCGCGCCCGCGGGACTGCTCGATGATCCCTCACCGCCGATCGTCCGCCCGCCGGCCAGGGACCGCGCGGCATTGTGGGACCTCGCCATCAAGCTCGGGCGCGAGCTGGGCTCGGCCATCGACCCTGCGCCACCGCCCGCGCCGGTGGCATCGGCGCGGCGGCCTCGGCCCCGCGCGGTCGATTACGGGTGACCTTCCGGCGCATGATCACGCGCCCGCGCTGGCAGACTCCGCTACCGGCGGATGTCGCGGGCTCGTGGGGACCTGACGTCGCGTTCTATGCGCGCCGTACCCTGGGTATCGACCTCGATCGCTGGCAGCGCCGCGCGCTCAATCGAGCCCTTGCCTACGATCACGACGGCCGCCTGGTACACCGCCTGTATCTGATCTCTACGGGCCGCCAGAACGGCAAGACGGCCATAGTCCGCTCACTGGTCGGCTGGGCGCTGACGACCCCTTCCGGGCCGCCGTGGACGATGCTGTATGGCCTGGCGCATGAGCGGCGCCAGGCGCAGATACCGTATCGCGCGATCCTGACCGACCTCGGCCCGATGGCGCGTCGCGTCGGACCCGTCAGCCGCGGCGGGCTGTCGCTGACTCGCTACCTCGGCATCCGGTCGGCGATGTACGGCCGACCGCGCGAGTACCACACGGGCTCGCGCGATGCGCGCGATGCCATCCGTGGCGAGTCGATCGACCTCGCGGTATTCGATGAGGTCCGCACGCAACGCGACTTCGACACCTGGAGCGCGCTGGAACCGACCACGACCGCGCGTCCCGACCCGCTGATCCTCGCGATCAGCACCGCGGGCGATGATCGTTCGGTCCTGCTCCGCTCCTGGTTCGATCGCGGTCGGCGCATCATCGACGGGGCGGAGCCTGCCGCCGGCATGGGCATGACCTGGTACGCGGCGCAGGATACGCACGCGCCCGACGATCCGGTCGCCTGGCGCGCGGCCAATCCGGCCATCGGCGAGGGCCGCCTCGACCCGGCATCGATCGCGGCCAGTCGCGCGTCGCTCACCGCGACCGGATTCCGCCAGGAACGGCTCAACCTCTGGACGGAGGCCGTCGATGAGTGGCTACCCGCGGGCGTCTGGGCATCGCGCACCGCGCCGCAGCCTGAGATCGCGCCAGGCATCGTCCTTGCAGTCGAGGTCGTGCCGTCGTGGCGGCGCGCGACCATCGCGGTAGCGTGGCAGGGCGACGGCGCATGGGTGGGCGTCGCGGCCGAGCTGGATGCGGCGACACGCGCATTGGCCGCGACGATCGCACCCGCCGATGTCACCGCGATGCTCGAGGCCGCATATGGCGCATGGATGCCGGATCTCGTGGTCTGCTCGGCCGCGGCCGCCATAGCGCCGCATATCACGGCCTGGGCCGAGGCACGTGGCGTCCGCATCCACCTGCTCGGCCCACGCGACCTGCGCGCCGCGTCGGAGCTGTTCCGCGGCGAGCTGATCGGCGCGCGGCTGACGCACGCCGCCGACGAGCTGCTGGCACTCCAGGCGCGCCAGGTCCGCCCGTCGCGGCCCATCGAGGGCGGCGACTGGTATCTGTCGGTCCGTGAATCGCTGGGCGATGTGGACGCCATCCGCGCGGCCGCCTGGGCATCCTGGGCAGCGATCGCGCCGCCACCTGCCGAGAAACCGGACAACATATACCTCTAGCGGTATCGACGGCCGGTCGCAGGTTGGTAGGATTTGTGAAGTGAATAGTCCGCTCGGCAAATATGCACCCGTGGTCGCGGCCGTGGTCGCGGTCATGATCATCGGCGCCTGGATCGCTGCGGAGCTGGCGTATGGCGTTCATATCCTGGTGGTCCCGCCGTCAGGGCTCAAGGAGGCCGCGCTGATCGCGATCGGCGCGGTCTTCGGCTCAGCCGTGGTCGCCAACGGGCACAAGGCGCCGATGCGCGCCGCGGCCGTCGCGAATGCACGCCTCGACGCGATGGGCGCGCCGCACGTCCCGCCCGAGCCTGGGGTTGGACAGTGAGACGCAAGAGCCGCGAACGTCGCCGCGTCGCGCGGTTGGAACAGGCGCTGGCGGTCGATGCGCGTCCCGACCCGGCCGTGCGTCACGGGTTCGATGCGGGCGGGCTGCTCGGCCATGCTACGGGCACGTTCGCCGTGAACGTCACCGAGATGGTGGCCCTCGGCGTTGATACGGTCTATGCGTGCGTCGGCATCCTCGCCGATGCCGTCGCCGGCGGCGACGTGGGCGAATGGCGGGGCGACCAGCGACTGTCGGATTCGCGCCTGGTGCGCCGGCCCATGGCGACCCGCACGCGGCGCTGGTGGCTGTGGCGCGTGACCTCCACGCTGGCGCTCTACAACCGCTGCTATTACGACCGCGGCCTCGCCCGCGATGCCGACGGCACCCCGCTCTCACTCGTCCCGATAGCACCGACCCGCGTCAGCGTCCAGGGCGACCGCGTGTATGTCGATGGCGAGCCGCTGGCCGACCCCGACCGCCTGGGGGTGATCGAACGCGCCGCATGGCCGACCCTCGATCCGACCACCGGGACGCTGCTCCGGCTCGCCCGCGAGGCGATCGCCGCATCGGCATCGGCCGGCGCCTTCGAATCCGCCTATTGGGAGGCTGGCGGGGCGCCCGTCGTGGTCCTGTCGTCGGATCAGGATCTGACCGCCACGCAGTCCGAAGATTATGCCGAGCGTTGGGTGACGCGGCGCGTCGAGAAGCCGGGTTATCCTGCCGTGTTCGGCAAGGGCGTCCATGCCGAGGCATTCGGCGCCGACCTCGGCGCGGATGGCGCGGCTGCGGCGAGCGAACGGATCGCCCGCCGTATCGCGCGCTACTTCCGCGTCCCCCCGTGGATCGCCAACGTCGAGACTGCCGCCGGCTCACTCGTGTATAGCAACACCGAATCGGCCGGACTCGATCTCGTCCGCTACACGCTCGATGGCTATGTCGGGCCGATCGTGGACGCCTGGAGCGATGAGCTGCCGGGTGACTACCTCGCCGGCCGGCGTGTCGTCATCGATAACAGCCGACTCACGATGGGCACTCTGCTCGACCGCTTCCAGGCATATTCGATCGCTACCGGCGGGCGGCCCTGGATGACTCCGGCAGAAGTCCGCAGCTCTCTCAACCTGCCGCCCGATGGCGGCCTCGACCCGTTCGGCGCGCCGGCGCCGGCCCTGGAGGCGATCGTATGACTGACCACGACGACATGCTCCCGCTCGAGATCCGCCGGACCGCCGCGGGAGACGTGGCGATCCGCGCCGATGCCGCGGGCGATGGCCGCACGATCGAGGGCTACGCCTACCGCTGGGGCACCGCCACCGATCCGGGCGCGACGGCCGAATATGGTCCCGCAGCCGAGGCATTCGACCGCGCCGCGTTCGAGGGCGCGATCGCGGCCCGCGGACCTCGGCCGTTCCCGTTCCTGGCGCGCCATCGCGGGCAGGTGGTCGGATCGTTCGCGTTCGCGACCGATGACGTGGGCCTCGCCTTCAGCGGCCGGCTGCTCGATACCTCCGCGGCGCGCGACTATGCGGCCGAAGTGGCCAGCGGCCTCGACACCGTAAGCCTGGAGTTCATCCCTGGTGCGATCCGCCGTGAGCGCGGGCGCGTCATCCATACCGCCGTTCGGCGGCTGGTCGGACTCGCGGGTGAATATGCGCCCGCCTATGAGACTGCCACCGTGGCGGTCCGCAGCAATCAGGAGGAAGCACACGTGACCGAGACGACCGAGACGAACGAGACGACCGGGACGGAGCTGGCGACCCGCGCCACCGCGGGCCCGGTGGCACTCTCGCCCGAGGCGATGCGCGCGCTGATGCACGACGTCGCACTCGAGGCATATCGCACCATCGCCGAGCGCGGGGGAGCATTCGGCGACCGCCGCGTCGATCCGCTGGCCGACCTGCGCGGCTACGGCTCGCTCGGCGCGCTGTACCAGGCCGCGGCCGAACCTGGCGCGGATGCGGCGCTCCGCTCATACGTGGCCCGCGCGATCGCATACCGCGCGCTCGATGACACCGTGACGACGGCGGGCGCCAATGCCGGACTCCTCGAAGGCGCGCTGACCACGCAGCGGATCGCCCGCATCGTCAACGCCGGCCGACCCGCGATCACCGCCTTCGGCGGTCCCCGACCGATCACCGATGGGACGGGCATGAACCTGTCCTGGCCGTACTTCGATGGCACGCTGTCCGATTTCGTCGGCGCGCAGTCAGCGGAGAAGGCTGAGATCACGTCGGCGAGCATGGACATCAAGCTCGGGACCGAGGCGCTGGTGACCTACGCCGGCGGCACGGACATGAGCTACCAGCTCATCCGGCGGGCGAGCCCGTCGGCGCTCGACGCCTGGGCGGCCATCGTCCTTGCGGCATGGGCGCAGGTCACCGAAGCCGCGTTCGTCACCGAGCTGGAAACGGGCAGCGTGACCGGCGATCTCACCGAAGCCGTCACCGCCGTCGATTTCACGGAACTCGTCGGGCACCTCGTCACGCAGTCCGTGGCGGTCGAAGCCGCGACCGGCGCGCCGGCGGAGTTCATGCTCTGTTCCACGACCGCCTTCACGCAGTACGCCAAGCTCGTCCTTGGCCAGACCGGACAGCTCGCCAGCACACCGGCGGGCAGCATCCTCGGGCTGTCGATCAGCCTCGGCGGCGTCCCGTTGATCCATGCGCCCGCGGTCACGGCCGGCAAGGCGATCATCAGCAACCGTCAGGCGGCCGCATGGCACGAGGACGGCCCGTTCCAGGCCTCGGCCGAGGACGTCGCCAAGCTCGGGCGCAACGTGGCCTACTGGTCGATGGGCGCCGGCGCGCGGTACATCCCGGCCGGCATCATCGAGCTGTATGACGTGACCCCGTAACGCGATGGCCTATGTGACCGGCGCGGCGATCCTGACTCACGTCGGGGCCGTCGCGCCGTCCGCCACCGATACGGCCTGGGCCGACGACTGCGCGGACGCGGTCGAAGCCGCCATCGCGACGATGCTCGACGGGCTCGTGGTGGCGTCCGGTAGTGCTGCAGAGGCCGAACTGACCTTCGCAGCCCTGCAGGACGGAGCGGCCGCCTATATCGAACGCAAGGCGCCGCACGGCGTTCTGAGCATCGGCCCCGATGGCGAGACGGTCCGCCTCGGCGCCGACATCATCCGGGCCTTGCGCCCGGTCCTGCGGCGCTATGTCGCGCCGCCGTTCGGATGACCTACCAGGATGCGGCGGCCGAACTCGTCGGGCTCCTGGTCGCGGCGGATATCGCCGCGACCACTGATCCTGCCGGCGTATCACCGCCGATGGCATTCGTGGCATCGGCCGGGACCGACCTCGAGCTGATGACCCGCGACGGCCGAGCCGACTGGCGCTTCCGGGTGACGATCGCTGCGGGCGCATGGGATGGTGAGGGCGTCACCGATACGCTCGCCACCGCCCGTTCGGCTGCGATGGTCGCGATCAATGCCGCGCCTGGCTGGCGCCTCGTGAGCGTGTCCGCGGATGGCATCCGGTCGTTCGCGGGTTCGTCATACCTCGCGGCCGACGTCATCGCCGCTTCCATCATCGACCTGTAAGGAGGGCCAATCACAATGGCGGCGATCCCGCAGCTACCGAAGATCATCCATTTCACCCTCGATTCCAACGACTTCAGCCTCGACGTCGTCGACGCGGGCGTCGTGCCGGCCGACCCCGAGGTCCAGAAGGTCACGACCCTCGACGGCGTGGTCCACCAGGACGTCGGCGTGCAGTCCTGGTCCCTCGATCTGACGGCCGTCCTGGACTGGGACAGCACCAGGCCGGGGCTCGCCTACTACCTCAAGGCGAATGCCGGCGATACCGTCGCGTTCGTCCTCAACGTCCATCCGGGCGGAACGGCCACCGGCGATGCGGATTCGCCACCGATCTCGGGCACCTGCCGTCTCGTCGCCATCCCCTATGGCGGTGCCGGCAATACCTACGTGACGGCGCAGGTCAGTCTCCCGATCACCGGCGAGCCGACCCTCGATATCACGCCGTAAGGCACCGCATGGCGCGGGGCGGCAAGGCGGGAGTCGAGGTCGAGGGCGCGCGCGAGCTGCGACGCGCGATGCGCCGCATGGAGGCCGACATGGGTGACCTGACCGATGTCAATCGGGCGGCCGCCGCTATCGTGTCCGAGGCCGCGGGCGATCTCGTCCCGGTCCTGACGGGCGCATTGCACGACAGCATCAGGACCACCGCGGCGCGCACCCGTTCCGCCGTGGTAGCGGGGCGTGGATCGGTGCCATATGCCGGCCCGATCCATTTCGGGTGGCCGGCGCGCGGCATCGAGCCGCAACCGTTCCTGTACGAAGCGCTCGACGATCGCCGCGACCAGGTGGCAGCGGCATATGCTGACCGTGTGGGCGATCTCGTGCGGCGCCTGGATCGTGAAGCACCATGAGGAGATACCGCTATGACCCCGAACACCGATACGATCGCCTGGGAGGACATCCCGACCCTCGACATCGATACGCTGACCCTGGGCGAGATGGCCGCGGCGGAGCTGGCGTCGGGCGAATCGTTCGACGCACTGATCGCGGCGGGACGGGCTACGCGCCGTCTCCTGGCGCTCTACGTGGCGGAGCTGCGCCGACCATCCACGAACTCCGCGCCGCGGCGCTCCTGGAGCGATCTCGCGAACCTTCGCCCGTCCGTCGCGTCATCCTCGCCGTCGCGCGAGTGACCGGGCAGCCGATCGGCGAGGTCGAACGCCTGACCCTGGGCGACGCCCTGTACCTGGTGCGCTATGGCTCGCGGTGACAGCACCATCCGCGTCAACATCATCGGCGACGCCAAGTCGCTACAGGGCGCGCTCAAGACGGGCGAATCCGCGGTAGGTGGGTTCACCGGCAAGATCAAGGCGCTGGGCGCCGGCATCGCCGCGGCATTCGTCGCCGATGCCGTGATCGACTTTGCCAGGACGGCGCTCAATGAAGCCGATCGCGTCGGCGACGCCATCGGTGGCCTGGAGCGCCAGCTTGGCGGCCAGCTCGCCAAGGAACTCGATGACCGCGCCGACGATTTCAGTCACCTCGGCGCCAGTCGCCAGGACATCCTTGAGATGGAACGTGCGTTCGCCGACACCGCCACGGCGCTCGGCCAGGGCAAGGACGATATCGCCGCATGGTCCGAGGATGCCGCGGCGATCGCGGCCGCATTCGCACTCGGCAAGGACACCGACACCGATACCGTCATCAAGCAGATAGGGCTCGCCGCATCGGGATCTAAGCGACCGCTGCGCGAGCTTGGGATCAGCCTTGACGACGCGGAGGTCGAGGCGCGCGCGCTCGCCGATGCCGGCAAGAAGACGGCCGATACGCTCACCGACCAGGAGCTGACTGCGGCCCGCTACAAGATCATCCTTGAGAAGCTGGCGCCCGTGCTCGAGGACGCAACCGAGGGGTCCGGCGATTTCGAGCAGAAGTCCGGGCAGCTCCAGGCGAAGTGGGAGACGCTGACCGGGCGCATCGGCGAGGGCCTGGAAGGTCCGCTGACCGAGCTACTGGACTGGATTCTGCGCGGCATCGATGGATGGGAGATGTTCGGCGAACAGATCGGGACGGTAGAGGGCAATCTGCGCAGCGCACTAACGCCGATCGCCGACGTCGCCGCGGCGGTGGGCGGGCTTATCGACCAGCTCTCTCGCGCGCTCGGGCTCACCGATGATCTGAACGGCGCGAGTGCGTCCGTGCCGCGCCTGTCCGGACCTGGGCTGTCCGACAGCAAGTTCGACCCCGACCGCGGGCGCAATGTGAACGTGACGATCCAGGGCGGCAATCCTGGCGATGTGGAGGCATCGGTCCGCAAGGCGATCAACGGCTACACGCAGAAGAACGGCAAATGGTTCCCGCTGGACTGATCCATCATGGCTGAGTTCGACGTCATCGCCACGGCCGTCGTCGGCAATAGCGGTCCCGATCTCGGCGGCGCATCCATAAGCTTCCCGAGTACGCCGGCCGCCGGCAACCTGCTATTGCTGATCTGCGGATCGCGCACGAACAGCGCCGCGGAGATAAATCCCCCTTCCGGCTGGACGATGATCGCCTCGGGCGACCGTGCTGCGAATGCCTCGCGCGGCGTCGCGATCCTCGGCAAGATCGCTGACGGCTCCGAGACTGGCGCCACCTTCAGCAATATGACGCCGAATGCCTCGGGGGCGCCGGAGGCGACGATCTATGCCGAACTCGCATACAGTCGCAGTGGGCTGCCGAATCTGCTCGCATCCGATGCGACCGGGTTCGACGATGATACGACGCCGACCTTCGGCACGATCAGCCTGGCACCGGGTCCGGATAGCCTGATACTGGCGATCCAATGGAAAAGCGCCGCGACCCCCGACCCCGGCCCTCAGACACTCACGGGCATGACCCTACTGGATGACTCGGGTTATGCGTTCCTGGGCAATCGTCATCGGCTCACGGCCTGGTACGAGGTCAGCGGTGCCGGCACGCATGGCGGAGGCACGCTATCGGCCGCCACCGATGGCACCGAGGATGGCGTGCTCATCCTATGGGCACTGGAGGGCGGCACCGCGCCGCCGATCGTCGGGCCGCTGCCCGAATACATACCGCCGCCGCCGGCCGATGCGCTCCTGGAGATCTGGACGGATGAGGACGGTGGGGCCGAATGGGGCGCCGCCGTATGGGGTACCGATGTCTGGGGCGAGGGCGGCTGGCGGGACATCACCATGCTGGGCGTCGAATGCACGATCCGTTGGGGCACGCTCGATCCCGATGCCGGCATCCTCGCTGACCAGTCCGCCGCGGACTGGTCAGTCACCCTCTATGACCCCGATCGGGTCCTCGACCCTGCCAATACCGACAGTCCCTACTATCCCGATGTCGGCCCAGGGCTACCGATCCGTCTTTCGCATCGCGGCGTGGTCGTGCATACGGGCTATGTGACGACGATCTCATATAGCTATGCGAATGAGTCTGGCACTATCCGCGGCACCGACAACATCGCGTTGATGGCCCAGGCGATGGTCCCGACCGACGTCACGATGGGCGACAACATGAAGGAGCGGGCCCGCGATGCGATCGCCGCGGCTAGTCTCGCCATCAACACGTCATCCAATCCGGGTGATTACAGCATCCCGCCGCAAGTGGACGAGGAGCATGACGTATGGTGGTGGACGCGCGAGGCTGCGCGCGATCGCCACGTCATTGCCTACATCGATCGTGACAACGTGCTCACCTGGCGTACCTGGTCGGGCCCGCTCCGGCGCGGGCGCGTCATCGACGCGAGCGTGACCGAAGACCTGATCGTCGCGGCCGACGATGCCGACCGCTTATCCGCGGTCCGTGTCATCGATGATGACGGCGTGACGGTGGTCGAGCGGGCCGTCACTCCCACGCCGGCATACGGCCGGCGACTGCACGACCGCACGATCCCAACGACCGACGCCGCGAGCTGGGCTATGGCCGTGCTCGATGACCGCACGAACGCGGGTCTGCGCTGGCGGCCTGGGCGGATTCGCGCGGCGACGGCCGATGACGTGGAAGCGATCGCGACGCTTGACGTCAACGAGGAGGTCAGCCTGAGCATCGCGGGCGTCATCGAGGCTACCGCGCGCGTCCTGGGCGGCCGGATGCGCGTCACTTGGGCCGCGATGGACAATCCGATATGGGACTTTTGGCTGGCACTCTCTACGCCGCGCAGCATCGCGCTGATCGATGACGAGACGGCCGATGCACTGGTAAGCGACGATGACATGACCGAGTTCCTGGAGGCGGGCTGATTATGGCGACGAAGGGCAGCGATAACAGGTTCCCGAAGCTGATCATGATCGAACAGGCCGGCGCACCATCCACGCCGGCCACCGGCACGCAGAAGCTCTATGTGAAGACCGATGGCGATCCCTACCTGATCGATGATGCGGCCGCGGTCCGGCGCATCCTGACCGATGATGACCTCTCGAGCGGCGATGTTGCGACCGATGCCATATGGGATGCCAAGGGCGACGTCGCGGTCGGGACTGGCGCCAACACCGCGTCGCGGCTGGCGGTCGGAACGAACGGGCAGGTATTGACGGCCGACTCCGCCGAGGCTACCGGGCTCAAATGGGCAGCGGCTGGTGGTGGCGTCACCATCGACAGCCTGTCCCCATCGTCTGACACATACATCTATCAGGGCACTGCGACGACCAACTACGACTCCGCCACGACCATTGCTATCTCCGATGGCTGGGACCAATCGGTTGACTATGCCGGCGTGATATTGCTCACCTTCGATATCTCGGCCATGGCGAGCGCGTCGTGCATCTCGGCAATGCTGAAGATGTATCGCGTCAATGACGGCAACAACGCGAGCCAGAATAGTTTCTGGACGGGCGTGCGCAAGTGCTTGCGTGCCTACAGCCCGACGCAGGTCACGCACAACGTCTACTCGACCGGCAATAACTGGACGGTGGCAGGGGCGCGTCGGTCGAGCGCGGACGTCAGCCCGCACGTCTACGGCATCTCCTATCACCTCGGCGACAGCCAGAACAACTACGACAACTGGTGGACGTGGGACATCACGGCAATAGTCCAAGAAGCCATCGCCGCGTCGGAGACGACGTTGCGCATCATCGTGGGCATCCTTGGGTCGACGCAGGGCCAGAATCAAGTCTACTTTGCGAGCCTGGAGAATGCGACGTCCTCCATCCGCCCTCGCTTGGACGTCGCTTATGCGTAGAGCAGGGAGGACATTGCGCCAATGCCAGCACCGACCCGGCCCATAGCGGCCGCCACCATCACGACCGATTGGGGGCAACAGGTCCACGATGCGACCTTCGCGCCGAAAGGCTGCAAGGTCCGCGGCGCGGAGGTCAGTGTCAGCACGACCCCGGAGCAACTGCCCCTCGATGAGGCCGTCCTTGATCCCGGCGGCTGGCTCGACACGACCAACAATCTGCTCGAGTGTCCGACCGGCGCGGACGGCCTCTATATCCTGATCGCCCGTGGGCGGACCGATGAAAGCTCGGCCACGACCCGTATCTACGCCTACCTCAACGGCGCCGAGACGACACGGGGCCAGGAGGAAGGCGAAGGCAGCAATGCCGTGCCGATCAACCTCGCCGACATGTTCACCCTGGTAGCGGGCGATCAGCTCACGTTCTGGGCGGAACGGATCAATGCCGGGTCCGATCCGAACGTCCGCATGACCGAGGTCTACGTCGTCCGCGTGGGGTATGAGTTCGGGGCATGACCTCATGCGCCGACGCATATCCAGGCGCGTTCGATCAACGCACCTATCCAGGCGCGGGCGATATCGATGACTGCTGGGTGATCGCGACGATCTGGGCGGCCCATGCGTCCGACCCCGCCGTCCGCCTGCCAACGGTCCCGGAGTTCCGTCGCCACGCCGGCGATCCTGACGACGGCAAGACCGATGGCGGTTCGCTCACCGAGGTCCTGGCGGGATCCCGCGGCACATGGCCGGATCTCCTGGTGGCCGGCATGGAAGGGACTTGGGCCGCGCTCGCGGGTGAGCTTGAGCGCGGCCGCATCGCGAGTCTAGCGGTCCTGAGCGCGCGACTGCCGAAGGAAGTGCGTTTCGGGTTCATGGGCTGGCATCAGGTCGGCGCCTTCCGCTGCTCCGATGGCGGCTACTACATCAGCAATCCCCTCCAGCGAGACGGAGCGCGGCCGCTGCCGATCTCGGCGCCGGCCCTGGAATATGCCGCGACCGCGCTCGGCTATGTCCGGGCGGCACTGTATCCCCCTAGAACGGCCCAGGAGGGCGATCCGACCATGTTGCTTACTGATCCGCAGGCGCTATCGGGAACGGCCGTCATGGTGGCATCCTGGCGCCTCTGGCGCGTCCGGGACGATACCGCGACGACGCCGCAGCCGAAGGGCACTCGCTTCGATGTCCTGGGCAGTGTCCGCTACCACGCGAGCGCCAGGCGCCCCGAGGGCTACACCGGCTACCTCGTGTCCCTCGCCGGTGAGCTGCATGTCCTGCCATCGGAGAACGTATCGACCTTCACCGCGGAATGGACGACGCGCGAGGCATGGAATAGGGGCGTCCAGGAGGCCGCGAAGCGTGCCGCGTCGGCCGTCAAGACCGCCTAGAAGCAGAAAGTTCCATACCCTTACCCTTCGGGAGCACCGACCCCCTATAGGTGCTCCGAAGGGTAACGTCGTGACTCTTTAGTAGGGGTATGGAACTTTCGTTCTGGGGCTTGCATTCCGGGCATCGGAGCGCGTATCGTCCGTCTTCCGGATGGGTCGCGTGTTCTTGCAAGCGTTCCGCACCCGTCCGGTCCGACACCATCCGAACGCTTGCACGGAGGAAGAACGCTTGCACGGATGGGAGTCCATCGTCACCGTGACGATCTGCAAGATCTGTCGTGAGGATGTCCACCAGGAGACGTGCCGCATCGATGGCACGACGCTCACGCACTGGCACCATGACCGCACCAAGCCGATCGACGACCTGCTCCATGAGGTACAGCCGCTTCAGTACGAACTCGCCGAGAGTGAGCTGCGCATGATGGCGGGCGACCGATGAGCAGCGACGACCGGCGGTCGGTGGGACTGGTCCTGGCCGGCGGGCTCGTGACTCTCGCCGTGTGCTCGATCGTGGCGCTGTTGGGCCGCGCCTGGGACTGGTCGCCGTTCGCGCTGGTGGTAGCGGGGGCGATCGCGGGATGGCTGGTCGCCTTCGGCTCGATCATGGCAGCCTGGCAGATTGAAGATTGAAGCAGCAGCGATGAAGCTCTACAAGGTCACCGACGCCAATGGCTACTCGATGCACGGCGGGACCGGCAAGTGGACACCGGGCAAGTGGCGGTCGGTCCGGGGCGATCTGGTCCCGTGCGAGCATGGCCTGCACCTGTGCCGACCACAGGACCTCATCCACTGGCTCGGTCCCGTCATCTGGGAGGCGGAGGTCGATGGCGAGGTCATCGAGCAGGGTGACAAGGTGGTCGCCCGACGTGCCCGTGTCGTCCGCAGGGTCGACACGTGGAACGAGCGGACCGCTCGACTGTTCGCGGCGTGGTGTGCTGAGCAGGTGCTGGTCTATGCGGGCCCCGAGCACCGCGACACGCTGGCCGAGACGATCCGCGTGGTCCGTGCCTACGCCGATGGTCAGGCGACCGATGCGGAGCTGGCGGCGGCAGAGGCGGCGGCATGGTCGGCGGCACGGTCGGCGGCAGAGGCGGCGGCACGGTCGGCGGCATGGTCGGCGGCATGGTCGGCGGCAGAGGCGGCGGCACGGTCGGCGGCATGGTCGGCCCAGACCGATCACCTGCTCGACCTGCTGGGGATCGAGCGATGACCCGGCGACCATGGCATCGCCATGTCTGGCGCTGTGACGGCGTGGACGGTCCGTACTACGTCTACCACTGCGACGACCACGATCCGCCTATCGTCCGGCGTGTCTGGCACACGGATGCCGAGCGAGCCCCGTCCGTTCGCGAGTCAGCGGAACGTCTCGGCCTTCCGCTCACTGACCACGGGTTGCCGCCCGACATCGTGCGACCCGCTCCGTTCCCAGACGACGCTAGCCCGAACGACCGATGACCGAGATCGTCATCTACCTCGGGCTCCCCTGGTACCTGCCGTGGCTGGCGATGCTGGCGGGCTACGGCGCGCCGAAGCTGGCGCGCTGGGTGGTATGGGGATGACGCTCAGGTGGGCCTACTCGCCAGGCTATCGGCGACCCGTCCTGCTCGGGCCCGCGCAATCGGACGTATTGCGCGTGACACTCGGGTTGACCGCGGCGGGGCGCCGACCAGGAGTCACGCTGGCCGACCTGACACGCCGCACGGGCCGCAGCCCATCCACCATCCACGCGGCGCTCCGCCGCCTACGCGCGCTTGGGCTGCTCGGCGTGGCTACGACGATGGGCCGACGCGGCATCCACCGGCTCTGGGCGATCACCGCCCAGATAGGTGCATCGCTCGATCCCGCCCGACAGCGCCGCGCCATCGCCCGGATGACATCGGACGGATCACGTCAGGCACCGCGGCCGGATGACCCCCCACCACCGCCGACTCCGCCACCACCACCACCGCCACCAGGCGGCCTATGGCCCGATACCGAGACGTTCGCGCAGAAGATGCGCCGGCATGGACTCAGGGAGGATCTGATCGATGGCAAGCGATGATGTCACGCCACGGCAACGCCAGGTGATCGAAGCGATATACCAGGGCCCTACCGCGCGCCAGGCGGCGCGGCGGCTCGGGATCTCATATCGCACGCTATGCGTCCATCGCGCCAATGCCTATGCGCGCCTCGAGGTCCATCGCGACATCGACGCCTATGCGCGCCTCGGCCTGATCAGCCGCATCCGATGACCGCCACGTATGCGGCGACATGTCCCGCCTGTGGGGCGCCGCCCACGGGCGTCCTGTATTCCGATCCCTCGATCCCGGTCTATGGCTGTAGCTGGGCGGGCGATTCGCACCGACGCCGGCTGCTCGCGCAGCGCGCGGCGCCGTCGGCCATCGCGAACGTCGCACCGCTCGATGATGCCGATCGCGCGGAGCTGCGCGATCTGCTGGTCGATGTCCCGCTCGGCTTCGATATCAGGATCTGCATCATCGATGGCTGCGACGCCGCGGCCATCGGCCCGCTATGCCTGCGGCATGACCGATGATCGCCACCGATAGTTACGTCAGCCTGGCGCACCATCACATCGAGCAGCGAATCCGCGGCGATGGACAGTGGCGCACCGTCAAGGTCGAAGGTCAATCGCTGGTCCGTTCGCCATTCACCGGCCGCGCGGTCATCGGCGCGCAGCTCCTTGGACGGATGGATCTGCGCGCGACCGATGTGACTCTGCGGATACTGCGCGTCGATGCGCCGGCATCCGACAACGGCACCGGGTGGGACGATCTGCCGATCCGTCGCCATTGGGCGCGGAGCTACGTGTGGACCGGACACGTGGCCGAAGCGGCGGGCTATGCCGTCCAGCTCCGCGCCGAAGGCGGCGACGTCGTGATCCTCAACGCCGCGCTCAAGCTCGATCGGCTCGGCGCATGACACGCCGGCACAAGGGCGGGCGGGCGGTAGCATCGACTAGGCTCCGGATCTGGGAACGCGACGGTGGACGCTGCGGGCGCTGCGGGCGGAGCATCAGCCTCGGCGTATCGCCGATGGCGCCGGCAGGGCTGACCATCGGGCATATCGTCCCGCTAAGCCGCGGCGGTGGCGACGACGATACGAACCTCCGCCCGGAGCATCGCCGATGCAACCTCGCGGCTGGCGCCCGGATCACGGCGCCGCGGGCCAATCCGGCCGTCCCGCCATCCTCGGCTTTTTGACGGGATATGTGCGGCAAC